AGCTTCAAATTACGGGAGTACCCGGTGTGTCGAACAGGTCCCGGCCTGACTTCATGCAGATCGACGCACCTAACCGCATGAGGGAAAATTCAAATGGCTCTTTCTACTACCCAAAGTATCTGGCGTTCGGGCGGCGGCGACACTACTCGCACCGCATACTGTGGTTCCGGCCTGATGGCTGCCCAGTTCTACATCGCTGATGCTTCTCCTGCTACTGCAGGCACAAACATCAAAGTTTCTTCGGATGCTGGCGCACCTAACCTGATTCTTCCCGCTGGTGCGGTTGTCACGTCGGTCTCTATTACTGCTGAAACCGGCTCTGGCACATTTGACATTGGCGCAACTGGCTACACTTCTGGCACCGCAGACAACAACGCAATCGCTTCTGGCGTGACCGTGGCTGTCGGCACCACGAATGTCGGCGCAGTTGTTACTGGCGCACCGCTGGCTGAAATGTCATATGTGACTGTGACGGATAACACCACTGCTTCTGGTACTGTGACCGGTTTCATCACCTATTTTGTTACCGATCCGCTGGTTGGTCAGCAAAACGTCTAATAAGGAGGCATCGCCATGATGCAAACAGACGTTAAAGCAGCGCACACTGAAACGACAGGCACGTTAGTGTCGGGTCGCGTGCGGATCAAAGGGTATCAGTGCTTGTCTGGCGGCACGGCAGGGGACATTATTTTGCGTGATGGGGGCGGTTCCGGCACTATTCGTCTGCAATTCAATGTTCCTGCCAACACAAACAACCCGTTTTCAACCTTGATTCCCGGCGAGGGCATCTTGTTTACGACGGATGTGCATGTGACACTGCCGACCGCCGCAAAAATCACGGTGTTCTATGGCTAAGACCCCCGCATGGCAGAGGAAAGAAGGCAAAAACCCGAGTGGCGGACTGAACGCCAAAGGGCGAGCCTCTTACAACAAGGCCAACCCCGGCAAACCGGGGCTGAAAGCCCCTCAACCAGAAGGTGGCCCACGCCGAGACTCTTTTTGCGCCCGTATGAAAGGGATGAAAAAGAAGCTCACGTCAGCCAAAACAGCCAACGACCCGAATAGCCGTATTAACAAATCTCTGAGAGCGTGGAAGTGCTAAGCGTGGAACCATCAACCGTAATCCTTGCTATTTGGAACTTACTGGTCTCAGCCTTTTTGGGGCTGGCCATGTTCAACTTGCGCGGATTTACGTCAGAGCAAAAGCGTATTGACATCTTGTTGAACAAAACAAGAGAGGAAATAGCTCGCGATAACGTAACAAGGGCTGAAGTTGAGCGAATTGCTGATCATATTGACCAGCGGTTCAACCGCCTTGAGGCCAAACTGGACATGCTTATTACGCAAAGGATAAGTCATGAAGCGTAAAGTAAAACGCATGAATGTTGGCGGCAACACGGGTACTACGCAACAGCCGACGTATCCCTTTTCCACCAACGCGCAACAGCCAGCCGCCGGTGCGCAAGAAGGACAAGGCGTGAATCAGACGTTCAACATGCAGCCGCAAGCACAAGCCGGAGCACCACGGCAAATGACATTCCGCAAAGGCGGGTATGTCAAAAAAGCCGACGGTGCTGCTCAACGCGGTAAGACACGAGGGAAGATTTACTGATGCCCAGCGTCTCTAAAAAGCAGCACAATTTGATGGCGATGGTCGCCCACGACCCCGCCGCTGCCAAGCGTCTTGGCATCAAGCAGTCTGTGGGAAAAGAGTTCGTCAAAGCCGATAAAGGCAAAACTTTTAAGGAGGGCGGCATGGCCACCAAACAGAAATTCCCTATGGGTCAAGCAATGGGCAAAGTCAAGACTGCGGCTCCCAGCCGTGATGGTGTTGCTGTTAAAGGCAAAACCAAAGGCAAAATGATCTCGATGCCGGGTAACAAAATGACCGGTATGAAGCGCGGCGGCAAAGCCTGCGGTTAAGCCATGATGGCCTCACGCGGAATGGGCGCAATCGCGCCGAGCAAGATGCCCAAGGGTGTCAAAAAAGCTCGGCGCGATGACACAGACTTCACGCAGTTTAAAGACGGCGGGAAAGTCAATGCTGCGGGCAATTACACCAAGCCAGAACTTCGCAAGAAGATTGTGTCGCAGGTGAAAGCAGCAGCCACCCACGGCACGGGCGCAGGTCAGTGGTCCGCTCGTAAGGCACAGCTTGTTGCCAAGAAGTATAAGGCAGCAGGTGGAGGGTACAAAGATTGAAAGCGCCGCAGAAAAGCTTGAAGGACTGGGGGGACCAGAAATGGCGAACAAAGTCAGGCAAGCCGTCGTCAAAGACCGGCGAGAGATATCTCCCGGAAAAGGCGATCAAGGCGTTAAGCCCTGCCGAGTATGCTGCCACTACGAAGGCAAAGCGGGCAGGGAAAGCAAAAGGCAAGCAGTTTGTTAAGCAGCCCAAGGGCATAGCGCAGAAGACGGCAAGATTTCGGTAAAAGAAAGGCCTAATATGTCTTTTGGAATAATAAAAAAACTGTTAGAGCAGCATCGAGGTGGCGCAAACTTGCCGTCCTACACGTACGACCCCACCACTCAGACATATCAGCAAGTTAGTGGGCCGGGTATGAAATCAGGCGGGAAAGTCAAGTCAGCTTCATTTCGTGCCGATGGTATTGCCCAACGCGGCAAAACTAAGGGAAAGATATACTAAATGGCGACTTCAGGGCTTGCAGCATTCAATCTCGACCTCAACGACATTGTTGAGGAAGCGTTCGAACGCGCTGGCAGCGAGCTTCGTACCGGTTACGACTTGCGCACTGCTAGACGGTCGTTGAACCTGCTGTTTGCTGATTGGGCAAACCGTGGTGTGAACATGTGGACGTTCGAACAGAACGTCATCACTCTTACACAGGGACAACCGACGTATGCTCTTCCTGACGATACTGTTGATTTGCTTGATCATGTCATTCGTACAAACGCTAACGTACCGAACAATCAGGCTGATCTTACGATCACCCGAATCAGCGTCTCTACGTATGCCACGATCCCAAACAAACTGATCCAAGGCCGTCCGATTCAGGTCTGGGTGCAGCGTTTGACGGGCAATCAGTCGTTGTTGACCGGTACGGTATTCACCACCACTTCGGCAACCGCCACGTCGATCCCCATTTCTTCGTTGGCTGGCGTACCCAACGCGGGCTTCGTGCGAATCGGTACCGAGCTGATTGCGTTCAACGAAGTGCAGCCTGCCGAGGGCGGCAATCCGGCGTATTTGCTGAACTGTAATCGCGGGCAGGACGGAACGACTGCTGCACAGCACAATTCCGGCTCGCCCATCTCGCTGGTGCAAAAGCAAAGCATCACGGTCTGGCCAACACCAGACGGGGCCAACACGTACCAGTTTGTGTACTGGCGCATGCGCCGTATTCAAGATGCGGGAAGTGGCGTCAACACGATGGACGTGCCTTTCCGTTTTGTGCCGTGCCTTGTTGCAGGGCTGGCATATTACATAGCGATCAAGATTCCCGAGGGAATCAACCGATTAGACATTCTCAAGTCTCAGTACGACGAGGCGTGGAATCTGGCGGCAAATGAGGATCAGGATCGCGCATCTGTGCGCTTTGTTCCGCGTCAGATGTTCATTGGTGGCGGTATGTAATGGGTAACAGGTTTTCTTCAGGCAAAAACGCGATTGCCGAATGCGATCGTTGCGGTCAGCGTTACAAACTGAAGGAGTTGAAAAAAGAGGTCATCAAGACCAAACTGTACAACTTGCTGGTGTGTCCGACTTGTTGGGACCCTGACCACCCGCAGTTGCAGTTGGGTATGTACCCGGTCGATGATCCGCAAGGTGTTCGTGATCCGCGCCCAGATTTGAGCTATTACCAGTCAGGTCTTTTGGCGGATAATGACCTTGGTGGCGGTAGCCGTGTTTTCCAGTGGGGCTGGAACCCAGTGGGCGGCGCAAGAGGATTCGACGCGGTACTGACGCCAAACAACCTCGTCGGGATTGGGCAAGTTGGCACAGTGACAACACAGTAGGAGTAAATCATGGCAAAGCATACCGACATCGCGCAGGACAAGCCGCTGATCAAAAAGATGGCCAAGCAGGAAGTCAAAGCGCACGAAAAACGCATGCACAAGATGGCAAAGGGCGGCGTTACAAACGAGGCTCTGAAAACTTTGGGCCGTAACATGGCGCGTTCGAAGAACCAAGGAGGCAAATAATGGCCAAGTTCTCGGATAAGAAGCAAGGCAAAGAGATCGGTTCCGCCGACACTTACGCCAAGCCGCACACAATGTCTGGCAAAGAAGTCAAAGCCCAGCCGTCCAAAGGACAGTCCGGCGCTGAGTTTCTTGACGGCCTGAACATCTCCGTTGGAACCGTGTCCAAGCGTAACGGCGACGCTGTTAAGACTTCGGGCATCAAGATTCGCGGAACGGGTGCAGCAACCAAAGGCACGATGGCACGCGGCCCGATGGGCTAAGGAGTAGCGAGTGAACTACGCAACGCTGGTCGAGCAAATACAGCTTTATACGCAGAACTACGAGACTGAGTTCGTACTGAACATTCCGGAGTTTGTGCGGCAGGCTGAGCAACGTGTATACAACACGGTGCAGATTCCGCCTTTGCGTAAAAACGTAACGGGCTTGACCAGCAGCGGCAATAAGTACTTGTCCTGCCCAAACGACTTTCTGTCGGTGTACTCGATGGCAGTCATTGACGGTGCTGGGGATTACCAGTACCTGTTAAACAAGGACGTCAACTTCTTGCGGGAAGCGTATCCAAGCCCGACAGACTCCGGACTCCCGAAGTATTACGCACTGTTTGGCCCGACCGTTGCAGGCAGCACAATCACAAACGAGCTGAGCTTCATCATGGCCCCAACGCCTGATGCTGTTTACAGCGTTGAGCTGCATTATTATTACTACCCAGAATCGATCGTCATTCGTCCTATTACTGGATTTGGCACCATTAACGGCGGTTCCGGTTATTTGAACGGCGTTTATTACAACGTCGCCATGTCGGGCGGCACGGGTTCCGGCGCTGTGGCAGACATTGTTGTTACTGGCGGCTCTGTCACAACAGTGAACATCGTCAATGGTGGTGCGTACTACACCGTGGGCGATTCGTTGTACGCAAACCCAGAGCAGATTGGCGCGGGTATTAACTTCTCGGTTCCTGTCAGTGCTGTAGGTAATCTCACCGGCAGATCGTGGCTTGGCGACAATTACGATCCTGTGCTTCTGTATGGCTGTCTGGTGGAAGCGTACATCTTCATGAAGGGTGAGCAGGACATGGTGTCGTACTACGAGGCCAAGTTTAAAGAAGCGCTTGGTCAGCTCAACCGTCTGGGCACCGGACTTGAGCGGGGTGATGCGTACCGTGATGGACAGGCAAAAATTAAGGTCAATCCGTAATGGCGATATTTCAAGGACAGTGCACATCGTTCAAGACCGAGTTGTTGCAGGCGGTGCACAACTTCTCGGTCGTTGGCGGCGACACGTTCAAATTGGCGCTCTATACAGCCAGCGCCAATCTGGGCGCGGACACTACTGTCTATACGACTTCTGGCGAAGTCACTGGCACGAATTACACGGCAGGCGGTGCAGTTCTTACAAAGATACAACCGACTTCCAGCGGCACAACGGCTTTTGTCAGCTTTGATCCATTGACTTTCAGCAACGTCACGTTGACTACACGAGGAGCGTTGATTTATAACGCTTCCAAGGCCAACAAGGCTGTATGTGTGCTGAACTTTGGGATTGATGTGACAAAGACCGCAGCAAACCTTGTAATTGTTTTTCCACCCGCGTCGGCAGCAGACGCAATTCTTCGTATTGCATAAGGAGTAATCATGTTTAATCAATCTTCTAAACTGGGCGATGTCGCTACTGCCGACGTGTCGCGAGGTGCGCAAGGTTCAGCCAAGGTTGGTCTTGGTGGCGTCTTTACGATCACCTGCTACGACAAGGACGGCAACTTTAAGTGGGAAGACACTTTCCACAATCTCGTTGTTAACGAGGGCTTGCAAGACTTGAACACCAAGTACTTCAAAGCTTCTGGCTACACCGCCGCTTGGTATCTCGGCCTTGTTCAAGGCCCCGGTTCTGGTACGACTTACGCGGCGGGCGACACACTTGCTACCCACGCAGGTTGGACAGAAGACACCAACTATTCGGGCACGCGTAAGGCGGTAACTTTTGGTACTGCTACGACCGCTGATCCGTCGGTTATCGACAATTCGGCGTCGCCTGCGGTGTTCAATATGAACAACACAACGACGATTGCAGGTGCGTTCTTGGCCAGCGTTACTTCTGGCACTTCGGGCATTCTGTTCTCGGAAGGCGATTTCACTGGCGGCGACAAGGTTGTGGCAAACGGCGACACGCTGAATGTCACTTACACGTTCTCCGCTGATGCAACTTAATAGGAGGCTTCATGGCTACGACTTTCAAAAAAGGTGACACAGTAAAGCTGGTTGTCACCACCCCGCAAGGGCCCGTCGAAGCACTGCGCATGGACGAAGATGGGAATGTGCAGTATCTCGTTTCTTGGACCGATGCAGATGGTGTTCAACATCAACGCTGGTTTGACGAGGCACAATTGGCTGCTGCCTAAGTAAAAAGGGGCTGATGCGTGTTTGGTTTTTTACCATTTTCAACAGCCCCTTTTTCAACTGTTGGTTTAGGGACTGTCCACTATGCTGCCATTGCAGAGTCTGCGACTTTTTATAATTCCCAGACAGCGCAGTACATAGCACGTGCAACGCGTGCCGAATCAATAACTGTAACCAACACGCAGAATGCAATAGCCGATTTTATTGTGGCTATTGCACAAGACATTTCTGTATCAGACAGCACCCTTAGCACAATCATTACGTCCTCGGCTATTTCCGAGGCAATAACTGTTTCTGACAATATTGCAGGGCAAGGGCTGTACTCAGGACAAATTGCCGATACGGTTCAAGTTTCTTCGGATGTAAGCACGTTGTATGTGGCCAATGCTGACGTGGATGAAGACGTTCAGTTTGTTGACAATATTACGGCGACAGCAAACTTATTGGCTGCATACGATGAGTCGGCGCTATTTACAGACGCAGCAGACGGGGCACAAGCTGTCTTTGCATCAGTTTCAGATACAGCAACACTCTTTAGTGCCGAAAGCGCATCTGTTGTTTTTGACGGCCAGATAGACGAAGACGCACAGTTTGCCTCGGTAGAGAGCGCTACACATCAGGCAAATGTGGCAGTGTCTGAAGCCGCTACGTTTGGTGACGCTTTTGCTGTCGAAGCACATTTTGCCGCAGCGCTTTCGGCTGCCGCAGCGTTTGCTGACACAGTAAACAGGCAGTTTGAAGCCAACACAACAGTTAGCGAGTCGGTGTTGTTTACCGCTGCCGTTGATTACCCGCAGAATGTTTTTGCTGCCGATGTAGACGAGCATGTGCACCTGTACGGTTTTGTGATTGGAAGCGGTGTTAACTTCTCTTTAATAATAGAAGAAATTCACCAGCTTGCATCAACCGAAGTCGGGCAAGTCGATTATGCTGCGGCACTCAGTGACTCTGCGGCATTGAGTGAAACCCAGTCGGCTCAGGCAGATATGGTCGGTTTTGTTGATGAAACCGCACAGGGCGCAGATTCCGTCGCAGGCCAAGTTGACTTTAACGCCGACGTTGATGAAGACGCACAATTTGTTGAAAGCCAGTCTTCTTCGCAAGCAGCAGTTGCGTCCACTACGGACGCTATTAACGTAACCGGTACTGAGGCAGCACAAGTCGATTTCTCTGCGGCTTACGACGAAGGTATGCAAACGCAGCAAGCCCAGACAGCGCAGGTTGACTTTACTGCCGATATTGACGAAGACGCGCAGTTTGTTGAATCTTTGCAGGGCCCTGTTGACTTCAATGCGCAACTGGCGGAAGCGGCACTGTTTAGTGATGCACAGAGCGTCTCGGTACTTTTCGATGCGCAAGTGGCAGAACTGCTGACGCTATTTGCCGAAAGCCAGACGCAGACCTCGTTTGCTGCGGCATGCGTTGAGTACTTTGAGGCTACCGGCACTTCGTCGGCTGTGGGTATATACCCCGTGGCTGTCATTGAAGGCACTGCGGTGAGCGATGCGGTTTCGACCACGGCGGTTTTCCGTCCGTCGGTATCCGAGAGCGCGACTTTCACCGATGCACAGAGCGTGTTGGTTGTCTTTGCTCCAACGGTGTCTGAGACACTGCTTGCAATCGGTGTCAGTCAGGTTACGGTTGTCTTCACTGCGTCGGTCAGCGAGACAGGGCTCGTCACGGACGCGTCAAGCTCGGTTGGTATTTTCTTTAAGGCAATTAGCGAGACCATCACAACGCTTGATGCGGAAGCGGCAAATGCGATATTCCGGCCCAGCTTGACCGAAGCTTTGCGTGTCGCAGATGTGGAAGCGGCGGGAGTGAATTTCGCTGTGCAAGTGTTCCAGCTTGTCAATTTGTCAAGCACCGTACAAGCCCGTTTCTTGTGGGAACTGATTGACGATTCGCAGACGCCAAATTGGGGGCTGATAAATGACAACCAGACGCCCTCATGGAATACTATTGACAATTCTCAGGCGGTCTCTTGGCAAGCAGTAGAATCGTCCACCGCCCCTTCTTGGGGCACCATTGAAACAGACCAACCCGCCAATTGGCAGAACATTACAACTTGAGGTTAACGCATGCCGCTCATTATTAGGGACAGGGTTCGTGAGAGTTCTACTACAACAGGCACCGGCTCTTTTACTCTGACCGGTGCTGTAACCGGTTTTCGCTCTTTTGCCTCTGTAATGGCCGTATCTGATACGACGTTCTACACCATTGCGAACACTGGCACTAACGAATGGGAAGTTGGTCTTGGCACATACACGGGGGCCAACACGCTTGCAAGAACGACTGTCTATGCGTCGTCCAATTCAAACACACAGGTCAACTTCTCAGCAGGTACGAAAGACGTATTCATCACCTATGCGGCGGCGCAAGCGGTGACGCAGGCGTATCTTGCGAGTTTCTCTACGGGTATCGCTAGATTTACTACTGGTGCTGGCCTTTCTTCTACCGACCCCAGCGCTACCGGTGCTTTATCGTGGAACAACAGCAGTAAGTCGATAGGGGTATACAACATACCCGGCTCTAATGGTTGGGCGGTTTGGGTAGGCGGCGGTTGGCTTTCTCGCTCGTTTTCTGCGGGTGCGGGCATGTCCATTTCCAACACATCTGGAACCGGCGGGAATCCAACATTCACCAACACCGGCGTTCGAACGATGAACGGTCGTTCCAGTACCTCTACGCTGTACTTATTTGCTAAGCCGACTGCGTGGATGACGTACAACTGGGATGGCGACTCAAGCCCGTGGTACGGAGAGACGGAGATTGGTACGTGGCGTAGGCAGCAGGTTGGTGGCGGATACAACAACACCGACACTCCCACCGGTTTTTTTCGAGACAAAGGGGGCTGGGATAATGCCAACTCCCAAATGCAAGGCATAGGCTTCCCGCGCTCTGCGGAAGACATGCGTACTTACCTTCGCCGATACTACTGGCTCAATGGTGGTTGGGGCATGCGCGAACAGGTATGGTGGGGAGAGACCGTTTTTCCTGCCTCTAACGACATGCGCGGCTTGACAGAATTGTGCCTTGGGCGGAATTGGAACGATGGTTATGCCTATCGTGATATTCCATCGACAGGGAATTCGTTCAACTACGCCATCCCGTATGACGGGGATGCTAACTATGCGCCGCAGTCTGGTTCTGTCAACCTGACCACCGCTACGGTGATTGAAAACACGGTAGCGACTATTTCGGTAACAACCAATACGGAAATACGACTGCACATAAATGGGCGTCATGCGCACTTTACTTGTTGGACGGCAGATGGTTCTGTGTCGGACGACTTTGACGTTTCTGATTACGGCGAAGTGCAAAGGACGTACACGTTTGGGGCTGCCACAAGCTTCTATTATTTGTACTGGGTCGCCAGTGAGGGCGTACCTTTGCGGTCATTCTGTCGTCTGTACGTAAACAATTTGGCCACTACTTACTGGCGTTGGATTTTACCCGGCGATGCAGGTAGAACTCCGTGGCGTGTTCGCGCACTAAGTGGCAATCGAGGTAATTACAACGGCGACATCTGGAATAGCGGCGGTTTCGTTCTTGCTGATCAGCAGCACCGCATATGGACTACTAAGTCTATGGCGTTGCCCAACGGCTCTCGCCCATATTCTATTATGTGTCGTTTTTTGATTACCGACCAGACTATAGCGAACCAGAACGTGTTTTGGGTTGCCAACTCTGCCGCGCCTGCCAACCCAAACGGTATTCGCGTGATATGGAACGAAGGTGGTGTGAACTACCGTTTGTCGATCACTATGGGCACCACCGCTAATGCCACGACAACCGGTAATATTATTGACAAACTGCAGGTGTGGTTAGTTGACGATCCGGATTGGATAACGGTTTGTTTTGTTTGGAACCCTCGTGACACCTTATTTCCGGGGCGGCTGTATGTTAACGACCTTATGGTGTTTAAGACAGCATCCAACCCGTTTGGCGGCACCACTGCGTGGTGGAATATGGGCTCTACGGCAGATGGTACCGCAAACGGTATGGCTGACGGGCGTATTGACTACTTATCGTGCATGCCTGAAGTTTGGGGTAACTATGTCTCTCAAGGTGCGATGAACATAGACACCAATGCTTTTGACCCCGCTTGGATAAGTACGCAAGACAATGGCGGTCAGCAGGTCGGCGTGGCTGCCAGAAATGTCGTCCCTAACGGCACGTACCTACGCGGTTCTGCGTTTGGTCAAGCCGCAAACATGTATCTAGACCTTCGTTGGGACGCTGCCCAGACAGCTTTTACGCTGAACTGTGTTCTCTCTAATGGGAGCGACGCAATTGAGTTTGCCAAAACAACAGGCGGTTTTAGTAACATAAACGGTCGTTTCTTGGTTACAGGAACTTTTATACCTAACGCATTCCATGTGTGGGTAGACACTACGTTTGGCGCAAAAATCGCGTACATGAGGGACTACGCAGGGTCCCCGGTAGGCGCGACCGGTTCCGGTTCGGTCACGGTCTCGTTCACTCGTATAAACGGCGGTGGGTATGTGCGCCAGCCGGGTAACGCTATAGCTGTTGTTAAACAAAATAATTTGGGCGTTACTATGACAAACGAGCTGGCTGGGGTTCACTCTGGCGGCGTTACAGGTACTTGTGCGTTTCCCAACATTACTTTTACAGTGCAGGCCACGGGCGTCAATGACTGGTATTTGACACAGAATAGTGCAGCAAATGACACCGCCGTTCGTGGTTTGCAGAACATGCTTAACACTACAGGTGGCAAGCAAATGGTTCTGACAGGAAGCGGCATAACCACCCCCAGCGCCACTGTTCTTCCTGTTAGGAACACAGGTATTGGTTGGGACGGCAACGGTCGCGGTCAACACTATGTCTACTTAAGTCGTTTTCTTGACTCAAACCCCGGAGCTGGCTCGACAATTACTGCGTCCTTTGTTCCAAATCCGTATTCTGGTTATGACGGCAATTTTGATTACCTTGGTGGGTACTCAGCAGGCGACCTTGATTACGGCCCCGAGCGCTTAAGTTATTCGGACGATAGCTACTTTGGTTCGTCGCTTGGGCAAGCCAAGAGCATGGAGTTGCTATACGCATATGGGCAGGTGTCCAGTAGCCGCCTCTCGCCAGTGGGAGCCGTATACGATTCAGGCATATTCAAAGCGACTGCTACTACGTTTGCTCGCCAGATGTATCTTGGCAACGGTTGTGTTGGGTATTTGATTAACTACGGCACCACCGGCGATCTTCTTAGATCGACCACGCTTCCAAGCGTCACGACGATTGCTTACGCGGCGTCTAACGGCATGAATTCGGACGGCATAAGCTTAACCGTAGTCGCAAACACATACTATCGCGTTTTGATCTATCCGCTGACGACTTCTATTTCTAGAAACAACCCCGGTTAAGGCTAATCATGGTTGAGACACAAATCGTAAGCATGCCGACGTTTGTCAAACACGACGATCTGTCGCATGTCTATTGCGGCGACAAACTAGACTACCGTGACTACGAGGTCACAAGTTGCATGCACCCATTTGACGGAACGCCGTACAGGCTAATTCCCGAAACAATGAGTTGGGAGCCAGCGGCTGATGTTGCGTGGCGTGAAGTTAGAGCAAAAAGAGACGAACTGATTGTTGCTTTTCGTTGGCGTATTGATCGTCAGCGAGACTTGATTGATCTGGGCGAGGCTGCAAGTTCAACGCTTACGCCCTTGTTGCAGTATGTGCAAGCGCTTCGCGACATTCCGCAGACGCAGACTGACCCGTTCAATATAGTGTGGCCGGATGAGCCGTCGTAGGAGTAAAAAATTGACCCGCTGACCATTGTTGCTTGTTTCAAAGCAGCAACCACTGCGATAGACCTTGCCAAACAAGGAATTGCTTTTTATAAAGAAGTCAAAGCAACCGCAGGCGAAGTGGGTGATGTACTGAAAGACCTGAAAGAGCAGTACCACAAACTTGTTGACCCGTCGCCAGAACAAACGCGGCAGTACAACGAAGAAGTGAAGCGTGTCCAGACAGTTGCCAAAACGCACCCTATAGACGCGCTAAACAATATTTGGGACTACCTTGGCACGTTCATCGACGAGTACGACAGGCTTGCCAAGGCGTTCATAGAAGAGGAGGCCAACGCCAAAAAGCTGTACAAGGGAGACGAGTCCTTGGCGCGGAGAGCCCTAAGAAGAATACAGATAAGGACTCAGCTCGATGCGATGCTGGCCGAGGTACGCGAGATGATGGTGTACCAGACGCCGCCTGAATTAGGAGATGTGTGGACGCGTTTTGAAAAGATGTGGCAGCAAATTGTTCAAGAGCAGAACGAGGCGCTTGCCGATGAAATGCGCAAAACACAAACAGTATTATGGCGACGCAGAAGGGCAATAAACCAGCTAAAGGCGCTGGCAACTTGGATTGGAGCAGTCCTGTTCGTAGTGGGGTGGATGTGGGGCGTGATTTTCCTAATAAGGACGAGTCACACATACCGTGGGTTATCGTGGTATGTCTGGCAGTGATGGCCCTGACTTTCGTAATAGCAATACCTTTGCTTGGGATGGCGTATCTGGACATGCACAATGCCACTGAGGCCGCGATCCAAGAAATTAGAAAGATGCGCGATCTGCGCGCAAAGATTCTGTTGGAAAACCAAAATAGGGGTGAATAATGCTTACACTTTTGTCAACACTTATTTCGTTCCTGATGGGCGGCTTGCCCAAGATTCTGGACTTCTTCCAAGATCGGGCTGACAAAAAGCACGAACTGACGCTGGCGCAGATGCAGACTGAGCGGGAGATGCAGCTTCTCCAAGCCGGTTATGCTGCACAGCAAAAGATTGAAGAGATCAAGCTGGAAGAGATTCGCACAGAGACCGCTTCGCAGGAGAAGCAGTCCTTGATCCAAGCCCAGCAGGCCGAGATGCAGGCAATCTACGCGCACGACATGAGCCTGAACGAGGGCACGTCCCAGTGGATGAAGAACCTTCGGGCGGGCGTAAGGCCGATCATTACATTTGGCTTTTTCTTCCTGTTGGTCTTTGTTGACGTTGGCCTGTTCGCCTACGGCTGGCATCGTGGCACCGACTTCAAAGAGCTGGCTGAAATGCTGTGGGATTCCGAGACGCAGGCGCTGTTTGCTTCGATCATCGCGTTCCACTTTGGCGGTAGGGCATTCGGAAAATGATTAGCAAAAAAGCACTAGAGATGATCAAGCACCACGAGGGGGTGCGCACCAAGCCTTACCGCTGTCCGGCAAGGCTTTGGACAATCGGCGTGGGGCATGTCATAGACCCGAACCACGCCCGCGTACCTTTTGAACAACGCGGGGAATTACCCTGCCCACCCGATTGGAACCGGGTGTTCACAATGGAAGAAGTCGATGCTATCCTTGCAAAAGACCTTGAGCGGTTTGTACGTGGCGTGGTTCGGTTTTGTCCTTCTGGGCTTAACCAAGGTCGTGTGGACGCACTTACAAGCTTTGCTTTCAATGTTGGGTTAGGAACTTTGCAAAGAAGCACCCTGCGCCAGAAACACAATCGCGGCGATTTCGCAGGAGCCGCAGATGAATTTCTAAAATACACCAAGGCCGGTGGGAAAGTTCTGAAAGGCTTGGTGAATAGGCGCAACGACGAACGTGCCCTTTACATAAGCTGAAACCGACATGTCTACATACTCACCTGAACTTAGAATCGAACTGATTACCAACGGTGATCAGGTCGGTTACTGGGGCGACACAACAAATAATAATCTCGGCACACTAATTGAACAGGCAATTGCCGGGTATAAATCAATCACGCTCGTTTCTGCAAACCAAGCGCTGAATGCGCTCGACGGTATATCAGATGAGGCACGCAACCAGTGTATAAAACTGGTGGCCGCTACCACAGGGCCTTTTACCGTTTTTATACCGCCCGCCAGTAAGACGTATATTGCGTATAACAACACCGGCTACACGGTAACTTTCCGTGTTTCTACGGTGATAAACGGCACTACTTCCGCTGGTGGTGTAGCGTTGTCTATTCCGAATAACGCAATTATTAACTTTTGGACTGATGGGCTGGACATATTTCCGGCCAACACGTACATGCCTGTGCTGAGTGTCGGCGCACTTGTTCTTGGTACACCACTCGACGCCATTTACGGAGGAACAGGGCTTTCGTCTTACACCACCGGCGATATTTTGGTTGCCTCGTCCGGAACTACTGTTGCGCGTTTGCCTGATGTGGCTACGGGTAATGTTCTGCTGTCTGGTGGCGTGGCTACTGCGCCCGGTTACGGCAAAGTAGGACTAACCACGCACGTGTCGGGCGTGCTTCCTATTGCAAACGGCGGTACTGGCGAGGCAACCGCAAGCGCGGCGATCAACGCCCTGCTTCCAACGCAAACAAGCAACAACGGTAAGTTTTTAACGACCGACGGCACAAACACGTCGTGGGGAACGGTTACAGGCACGGTGTCGTCTGTTGATGTTTCTGGCGGTACCACAGGGCTTACCACTTCTGGTGGCCCAATCACTACTAGCGGCAC